TAAAGTTGTATTAGATTTATTTGAAACAACTGCTGTAAGTGTTACTGGCCCAAAGGATACATCTACAACAAGAGATCTTATTATTAGAAATGTTACAGATGATATGAGCTTAGATAGGGTAGCAGTTACAGGTAAAGAAGAGTTTAGGATGTTAGGTTATAGTCGTGATCCAAGAGTTACAGTATCTCAGTCGTTTCCTTTGGATCTTCAAATTAATGGTATGATAGTAGAGGTGGCATTTTGATAGAATGGGCAATAGCATCAGCAGCAGTATCTGCAATAGGTTATAACCAAGCAGCTAAAGCAGCAAAAATGGAAGGTGCATTAACTGCACGTAACGTAGAAACACAAGGTAAAATAAGAAAGTTACAGGCATTGCAAGAACATAATTCAATTATGCAAAATCTTGAATCCTTTAAAAGTACTAATGCAGCTATATCAGGTGTAATGGGTAGAGATATAGGATCGGATAGAAGTTTAAATAGATTACGTGCTAAAGCAGATAAAGATAATATAGAAACAATTACAAGGGCTAACTATCAATCATTAGCAGAAGCATCTAAATATGCACAACAAGCACAGATGGCAAGAGTAAAAGCAAGTAATTTAAGTAAGGCATATAGAATGAAAGCATTTGGTTCATTGGTGTCAGGAGCATATCAGGCATCATTAGTATAGGCATAATATGGTAGAATTTTTAAAATCAAAAAGAACATCCTTTGTAAATAAACCTGTTGGTGTAGTTGCTGCAGATACTGGTGCTAGACAATTAGGACTTGCTGTTGCTGAGTTTGGTAACTCAATGCAAAAAATATTTTGGGAAGAAGCAAGGCAAGATGCTGTAAAAGGTGATGTAGAAAAAGCAAACACACTAGCAATCAGAGATGAGCAAGGTAGACTAAAATTTGAAAAACCAAATTTTTCAAGGGTAGGTGGTGGCAAAGCCAATGCTATACTTAGAGAAAGATATGGCAATGAAATATTAATCAAATCAAAACAGAAGTTTGGTGAGCTTCATGCTGAATATACAAGAGATGGTAAGTTTGATAAGGAAGGTTTTGATTTAGCTGCAAACTCTTATATCAAAGGACACACAGATTCATTTAAAGAAAATGGTTTTGAAGAGTTTATACCTGCATTTTTATCTAAGGTACAGAATCAAGCTGTATTACATTCTAATAAAATACTTAATGATAAGATAGATCAAGAAAACAGAATAGCTAATGAAAATGAAAAGATAATCATTGATGAACAAATCCAAGAGTTAGAAGGATTATATTATAATAAAAGCAGTGTTACATCTTTTGATGAAGAAGGTGCTGCTGATAATTTTGCAGAGGATATTGCAGAAACAGAAAATGAAATACTTCAACGTATTGAATCTTTAAAGGGTAGACCTAATGGTTTAGCAGCACCTGCTATCCGAGAATTGAAAAGAAAGATGAGAATTAATTCATCTCTTGGTGTACTGCAGTCTATTATAGACAAAAACCCTACAGATGATAAAGCTATTAAGATATTAGAGATGGCATTTCAGGGAAATACTTTGTCTGGAGATCAAAGGGCTTATTTACTTTTATCTAATAATCCTATTACAGAATCAGATTTAATAGAGGCCCAACAACTTAAAGATAAATTTAATTATACATATTCTGATAGAGCAACTATATCAGGTTTACTTAGTAACTTTGCAGGTGATGCTGCAGCAAATAATCAAAAACTATCCGAGTCTATGAAGGCTTTAAATAGCTCACAGAAAATAGGGTCAGGTGGTTTTCATACAAATAGCAAGCCAAGTAGACAAGAGTTTCAGTTAGGATTAGAGCAAAAATATGGTGCGTTAGATTTAAGATCATTTCTTACTATGCCAAAAGACAAGTATGAAGCTGTGCTTGCTGATTTAAGAACATCTACAATTCTGCCTCAATCATTGTATGAGGCATTTAAAAATACAAATATCATGGCTATGTTTGAGGGTATGCCTATGCAATCTCGCCAAACGATTGCAGCCAAACTTTTAAATACATGGAACAATATATCTAAACGACAAGATGCAGGTGGTATTGGTGTAGTAAGTAGATACCCTACTCAGTACAATGATATAGAAAAAAAGTTTAACATTATTAAAAAGATTACTGACATAGGTGGTGCAGATTATATATTACCTGCTTATGAAATAGCAATGATGTCACCTGAAACTAAAGAAGATTCTGATAAACTTATTATGTCTTACAATGAGCAATTTGATTTAAATGCTACTAAACCTGCTGATGTAATAAATGCATTGCTTACAGAAAGTGATATAGACAAACAGTTTCATCAAGAATATTTTTCATTTACAAAAGCCTTATTGTTTGCAGGAAAATTAAAAGATACACAAGGTAAATCTGTAGAGTTTTCTAAAGATAATATTATAGAAGTTTTAAATGATACTTTTAATAACCTGCATGAAGAAGATGATGGTGAAACATTTCAGTTATATGGAAATGTTTTGGGTGGTAGAACAAATGTTTCTTATAAAAACTATTATAAAAATCAAGGGTCAAGAAACTTTTTTACAGATTACGTAAATAATTTAGTGCAAACTCAACGTACATATACACCTGAAATGATGGAAACAGCTACTGAAATAGAGCCTATTGAGTACATGGCAGGATCAGGAGGCAATGTAAAATATCTACCAGACTATAGAAATTCTGCAGGTTCAAGCATGGTTTGGAATTTAGTAGATGAAAACAAAGTTCCTATTGTTGGGTTTGATGGAGTGCCTTTGCAAGTAAGCACAGAAGATGTTGATAGGTCATTGCAAATACATTTAGAAGAACAGAACAAAGCTATACTAGCAAAGAACTTTAGATCTACACAACTTACAGATGATAACATAAATCAACTTATTAACTCAGTAAATGCTTCCCCTAACATCATGGAAATAAGAGGTATAGGTGAACAATATTATGGTATTAATCCTAGACTAGACGAAGCACTGGTAAATAAAGGATATAGAATTAGTGGCCCTGTAGAAGAAGATGAGGTCGATCAAATAATGATAGTGCCTGAAGAAAACATATATACTAAAGGGTTAAATAAGTTATTAGGTTTTTTTGATCAGCAATCATTTAATATTACATCAGACAATATTAAAAAGAACTTTCCAGAATTAGGTAGTAAAGGAACACAAAACCCTGCGTGGAGATATGTTTATAATGAAGTAATAAAAGAAGCAAACGTATCCAAAGAATTAAAAAAAGCTATAGATGAAAACTTTGATGAAGATGTAGCCATACAGATTGTTGATGATTCTGTAGATGTTTTAAGTTATTTAGGAAATATAGAAGGCTTTAAATCGCATGGTTATGCAGATGGTACAGGTGAAAATGCTACAATATCTATTGGTGCAGGATTTAATTTAAAGTATTTTACAGATGAAGACATGGCTGTGCTTAGTGACAAAGGTAAAGCTCATGTAAATGAATTAAAAACACTACTTAAAAAACGTAAATCAGGTGATATAACATTACAAGACATAGAAGAATATTCAAAAAAACAAGGCGAGTCTATAACCGAAGTAGAGTCACAACAAATATTTAGAAATAAAGTTTTGGATATATATAAAAAGTTTACTAATGAGTTTCCTAACTTTACAACATTACACTCTGATAGACAAAAAGCATTGATAGATCATGCATATCAAATGGGATATGGACAAGGTAAGTTTAAAAAATACTGGAAAGAGGTTAGTGCAGCATTAAAAACTACTAATCCTAGAAATAGAGATTATCATTTTATGATGGCAGGTTCGCATCTCTTATATAATTATAATAATGAATCTCAAGAAGGTATGAGTAATACATTTGTTACTGGAGAAACAATATTAAATAAACAGTTTCAAAGTTATGGCCCAATAGGTAATGATAGAATATATGATAGGGCTGAACTCTTAGGTTACGTAGATAGAAATAGGCCATCTTTTATAGATAAAGCTATGGTATTAGGAGGCAAAGTATATAACAGGGCAGCTTCCGAAATTAGAAAAATGTAAATAAATGTCAGAAATATTATTTAGACCAATAGATTTTAATAAAGGCTTTCAGTCAGATGGTCTTTCAGATTTTACACCTATACATTTATCTTTAAGAAACAATGTTGGAACAACAGATCCTACCTTTGCACAAAGTTTTATGTCAGGAATTAAGTATCAATGGTTGCCGATTACAAATAGAACATCTGAATTATTTCAATTTATGGATGTAGAAGAAGACGATACTTTTGATTTTAAAAAAAGAGTAGAGCAAGATAATACATATATTTATGCAGAGGATTTATCACGAGCTAAGAACAATGAGCATTATGATTATATCCTAAATAATATAAGAGCAGTTGAGCAGAATAGATCTGTATATGATCGTGCAGGATTTGGTGGTGCTTTAGTTGCAGGTGTAGTAGATCCTTTGAATATAGCATTTATGATGCCAGTATTTAATACAGGTATAAGGGCAGCATGGTCAGCTAAGTCTGCATTAGGTGTTGGTTACGAAACAGCAAAGGTTGGTGGTGTATTTGGAATAACTGGTGAATTATTGAGAGCACCATTTGATCCGTTTTCTACAGCACAAGAAGTTACAGCAAATGTTGCATCTAATACTGTATTTTCAGGTTTATTAGGTGGTGGTGCTAGAGGTCTTGGCAATGCATTTACAGGTATTTCTTCTAAAATTAAAGCAAGAAAAGATCCATTAGGCCCTACAAATGATATAGATGAAATAAGAAAGTTAAGATCAGATGGTGTTTCTAATGAGGGTCTAACAAAATTACCACTAGATAAATTTACTTTGATAAGCAGATTCATACCTGCAGAAAAGCTACAAAGATTAAATTATAGAGATGGTAAAAATGTAAAAGAAGCACCTGATTATGTAAGAGAGGCTCATGCTAATCTTGCGTATAATGGAGTAACACCTTTAAAGAAGAACTATCAAGGTGAGGGTGTGCAATCTATTGATATGTTGCAGACAGAGTATGGTGCTTTTGGTTTACAAGTAGAGCAGTATTGGCGAAAGCTATGGAATAAAGAATTAACTAACTTAGAAGGCACTGGTCAACTGGGTGGGTTAGATTATCGTAGCACTAAGATATCTATGGATAGATATATGGGTAAAGACCCTGAGACATTTGGGCCTAATGCATATACTGGCGAACCTAAGACCCCTACATTTGGAGAGTTTGCTGAAGAGATTATAGAGCTATCAATATTAAGTGGAGATACATCTTGGTACAAAAGATACTATCAGGATTTACCTGAGTTTAAGAAGTTAGCAATACAAAGGCTTGATGATTTTTTAAGGGATATGGATCAAAGGGCACAGGATGCCAAGTTATTTTTTGATAAAACACAAATCAAAGCAAATATAAAAGAGTTGCAAGTAAAGATTGCAGACTATGAAAAAAGAATCATAACAGAAAAAGATATTGCTTTTAAAAAAATACTTAAATTAAATTTAGAGAACTTGAAAAAGAAAGTTACTTTTTATGAAGAGTATAATCCTACACGTCAAAACTATAAGTTTCCTTTGTACTATAATAAAGAGTTGTTGTTAAGTGATCCTGATAAACAAGAGGAACTTACACAAATATTTACAAAACATTTTTTAGATCAAAGCAAAGTTACGAGATGGAATGAAACAACCAATAAATATGAAGATGTTCGTATATTTGACAATGCAGTAGGTAAAGAAAACGCAAGAAAATATGCAGAAGAAGTTGTTGATTCTATTATGGAAAGAGGTGATGACGCATACGAATATGGTACTGGAATAGGTAAAGGCAAGCATCTTATGATGCGTGTTACAAATATACCTGAATACAAAGTTATAAACTTTATAGTTAAAGACCCTAAAGTTATGACTGAATATGCTAAAAAGATGGGCTTTAGAATTGAGTTTGCTAAAAAGTTTGGTGATATAGATATAGATGAGTTGCTTGATGGATTTGAGCTTCGCATGAAAAATGATGGCTATACCAATAAACAAATAGCTGAAATTAAATCTGACTTTGTTGCTGATTTTGAAAGAGTTGCAGGTCAAATTGTTAGAGATCCACAAAGAGCAGACACAAAGTTTGCTAGGAATTTAAAAAGAGTTGCAGGTATGACTTACTTGTATGGTGCAGGTATAAGTTCATTAACAGAAACACTTGCTATGCCTATATTTGAGCATGGTTTTGGTAGAGTTTTTAGAGGTATTGTTGCAGGTATTGATGGTAACTTTTCTAAAATGAAAGCTAATGCTACTGATCTTATGCATATGGGTGAGGGTCTTGAAATGATAAGACCTACTGCACATCATAGAATGTTGCATGATAATTTAAGACCATTACAGGTAGGTAGAATAGAAAAGGGTTTGGAGACAGCAGAGAATTGGTTTTATAAAGCTAATGGTTTAGCACCAATAACAAGTGTCGGAAAATTAATTGATGCTGCAATACGTATTCCTAAGTTTTATAAACAGCTAAAACAATATAATGATGGCACTATAAAAAAAGCAGATATCATTGAGTTAGCTAGATATGGTATAGATGAAAAATTAGCTAAACGTATGTTCAATAATGGTGCATGGCAAGAGACAGACACAGGTATGCCCTTGCTTAACATACAAGGTTGGTCTACTAAAACTGCTGCTGACAGAGAGTTGAAGCAAGCAGTAAGTACATATTTTAATACAGCAGCTAGAAATACAATTATTCATGCTACTGCATTTGATAGACCAACTATTATGGATGGATTTGTTTATAAGAAATGGCTGCCTTATATGAGAGCTATGGGTATTGAGCCTGATCCCAGAGCATCTGTTGGTAAAAAAGCAGATGGATCATTTGCTTTTCCAGTAGCACGATTAGAGTCAGGCACTATGGCATGGCCATTTCAGTTCTATAACTTTGCTTTTGCTGCACACAGAAGAGTTTTAGGTGCATTGATAGATCCTGCAAAACAGCATAGATTGTCAGGTATGATGGCTTTATTAGGCATGAGTTATGTTACATTGTCTTTAAAAAAACCTGATTGGTGGTTTGAAAACAAAGATTATCCTGAATTATTAATGAGAGTTGTAGATCATAGTGGTGTTACAGGACTTTACTCAGATTTATTTTATCATGCTTTAAATATTGCTTCTGTATCAGGCATGCATGATCCTGATAATAGTTGGCTTAAAGGTAGATATAAAGCCGATGGTTGGGATACTGCTTTTGGTTTTGCAGGTGCATCACCTAATATGATAAGAGAATGGGTAATGGGTGCTAATGATTTGTTGAATGATAGAACAGATGAAGGTTTAAAAAAGATATCATATAACGCACCAGTTTTAAGTTTAATAGGCCTTGATGATGATCTTCGTGCTTTAGGGCAAAAGGAGAAATTCAGATATTAATAGACTTTTATTAAAAAAAAGGGTAAGGGTAAAATATGACTATAGCATTAAGTGACAACACACCACGAATAAGTTACTCGGTAAGTGAGGGAGTTACCCAAACTTCTTTTGCAGTACCCTTTGTTTTCTTTGATGGATCTACAGATATAAATGTTTTTGTAGATAACGTGGCAAGAACATACAGTCCAACAACATCTAATACAACTTTATTTACAGTATCAGGTGGTAGTGGTTCTACTGGTACAGTGACAACAACTGTTACAGGTGCATCAGGTGGTAGTACTGTTGTTATAACTAGAGAAGTTCCACTAGCACGTACTACTGACTTTCCAAGTTCAGGTGCATTTGAGATAGCTAAACTAAATACAGAGTTAGATACTCTTACAGCAATTCAATCAGACTTTAATGATGATGCATCAAGAGCATTAAGATTACAAGAATCAGATGATGCTGTTTCAATGGAGTTACCATTATTAGATGCAAGAAAAGGTACTGTTATTGGATTTAATGCTACTACTGGTGCAGTAGAAGCAGGGCCTACTATAGCTGATGTGAGTTCACTAGCACAAATAACAGCAGATATATCAACACTAGCTGACATTGAAGATGGTACTGATTCAACAGATGCTATTCAAACAGTAGCAGGGATATCTGGTAATGTGACGACAGTCGCAGGGATTTCAGCTAATGTAACTACAGTAGCAGGTATAACAGCTAACATAGCTGCAGTAGTAGCAGATGAAGCTGACATAGGTGTGGTATCCACAAACATAGCTAGTGTTAACACAGTAGCTACAAACATTGCAGATGTGATTACAGTTGCTAATGATCTTAATGAGGCTGTGTCTGAGTTAGAAACAGTTGCCAATGATTTAAATGAAGCTACTTCAGAGATAGATACAGTAGCTACTTCAATAAGTAATGTTGATACTGTTGGCACTAACATAGCCAATGTAAATACTGTAGCAGGTAACACAACAAACATAAATACAGTAGCAGGTATTAATGCCAATGTAACGACAGTTGCAGGTATAAGCAGTAATGTAACCACAGTGGCCGGAATTAGTGCTGATGTAACAACAGTTGCAAATGATGGAACAGATATAGGAACAGTATCTACCAACATTGCTAATGTAAATACAGTGGCAGGTAATAATAGTAACGTAACTACAGTCGCAGGGATATCAGGTAACGTAACAACTGTTGCAGGAATACAAGCTAATGTAACCACTGTAGCAGGAATAAGTGGAAACGTTACTACAGTTGCAGGTAACAATACCAACATAACTACAGTAGCAGGTATTGATTCTGAGATCACTACTGTTGCAGGGATTAGCTCTGAGATTACTACAGTTAATAATGCTGCTGCTGATGTGCAAACATTATCACCTTTAGCTGCTGACATATCTACTCTAGCAGATATAGAAGATGGAACAGATGCTACTGATGCCATACAAACTGTGGCAGGAATAGCTGCTAATGTAACAACAGTTGCAAATAACGATAGTAATGTTACAATAGTGGCGAATAATGATGCCAATATTACAGCAGTAGCAGGTGATGCCTCAGATATTGGAACAGTAGTTACGAACATGGCCAATATCAATTTAGTTGCATCTAACATAAACGCAGGGGTTATTGATGGTATATTTGATTATGGTGCAGTCGCAGATGCAGTATCAAGCTCAACAGATTATGGAAGTCTATAAGGAGATTTAAATAATGGCAACACAAGTACAATTTAGACGAGGAACTACTGCACAAAATGCTAGTTTTACTGGTGCTTTAGGTGAGGTTACAGTAGATACTGATAAAGATACACTGGTTGTACATGATGGTGGAACAGCAGGTGGCTTTGAGATATCAAGGGCAGATGCAAGTAACTTAAAATTCCCTGATGGAGCAGTGGGAACACCTGCAATTAGTTTTGCAAGCGACACCAACACTGGTATCTATAGAGGTGGCACAGACATATTAAAGTTTGTAACAGCAGGAACAGATGCTATTACTATAGATGCTAGTCAAGATGTTACACTAGCAGGAAATCTTAGTATGGGTGATAATGACATCCTCAAGTTAGGTGCAGGAGGTGACTTACAGATTTATCATGATGGTAGTCAGAGTTATATAAGTGAACAAGGAACTGGACATTTAAATGTGTTAGCAGAGAATTTCCGTGTACGGAATCCTTCCGATACTGAAAATATGTTAGTAGCTGTACCAAATGGTGCAGTAAATCTTTACTACGACAATGCTATCAAACTCGCCACCACCTCAACAGGCATTGACGTAACAGGTGATATAACTGCCACAGCTAGTGGTGGTAGTGTTATAACCCTAAGTGACACTACTGATTTAGGTTCAGCTGAAGATGTAATAGGGCAGATTAAATTTTTAAGTGATGATGATAGTGCAGGAAATACACCTGCGTTTATAAAAGGTATAACAAATGACGAGTTTGGTCGTGTTCGTATAGATTTTCTTACTGGTCAAGGCACAGCTGTTAACAGAATGAGAATTAATACAGGTGGAGACATCAGCTTCTACGAAGACACAGGCACAACACCAAAGCTATTTTGGGATGCTAGTGCTGAGAACTTGGGTATAGGAACTAGTAGTCCAAGTGGTAAATTACATATTAAAGCAACTTCTGATAGTGTAAATGATGCTTTGAGAATAGAGAGTAGCATTAATAGCCATTACTATACCCTTAGTAGTGATGCAGGTAATGGGTCATTTCGTATTACTAAAAATGGCACAGAACGTATGCGTATAGACAGCAGTGGCAACTTGTTGGTGGGTACTACTGATACAAATCCTACAACTGGAACAAGTGAGGGTATCGTTCTTGGTGTTGGCGGAATTATGCTTGAATCAAATACAAGCGATGCAG